CTAGCTAATAGATAGGTGCTGATTCAGTTTATGCTTTATTATCGATAGGTCATTGTCATTGATTCTTATATCGTATAACGGATCTAATTTTTTCTTTGGTGTAATTATTCTCTGTTTACTGATAGTTGTTATTTGACTAATGTCGACAATCGAGCCTTGTTTCATATGTTGTATAAGAAGGATGACTTCTTTGTGATCCATAACTATTTTATGGATGCAGCTGATGAGTATTTTATTGTAGTTTTTCTCAAATGTTTCTTTATCAGGTGCACTATGTACGAGTTCTATGAGTCTTTCTCGTTCTTCACGTAATCCTGGATTTGCGTATATATCTATCTTGTCCATAAACTTCGCAATTAGTAGATCTCGAACGCTTACGGTTAGTTCGTGTTCCCATGGGAATGTCCGAGTTTCGTGTTTTGCTTTTTTAGATGTTAATGGGACTATTGTTAGTGTCTGGCTTTTCTTTCGATTATCAGCATCTAAAACTATCGCATAGTGTGGCATCCCAAATTCATATCCGACTCTATGTCCTAAGTCAACAAATATAATTTGTCCTTGCTTGTAACTAGGCAAGAAAGCAGGATTAAATATTTCTTTGGTAATGTGATAATTTATATATGTTGCTAGCCATTTTACGAATGATTGCGCATACATTTGGTCTTTCTTATATAACTCAGAAATGAATTTCAGAAAGTTCTTTGCAGTTTTTCTATATAGCTGCTTAAATTCATCAAGTGATAGAAGTTCCATTTAATCACGCCCTGTCTATAAAATCACATTGTAAATAACAACTTTGCCAAATATATTGACCTGTTCACTATTTTTAATATCTATTAAGTAATATCGTAATGCTCGGACACTAACTCGTCACAGAACAATAGTTCGTATTAAATAACATGATAATAAAAGTTTATATGATCTAAATCTTCTTTTAATTGCTGATTGTGAAGTATACGTTCGATTATATCAGCCTGTAATTCTGTGTAAAAATCGTCGTTATTAATATGCTGTAGTTCGTGCAATACCCCTTTTATTTGTTTTTGCTTTGATTTATTAGAATTAACCAATATTGTATATGTTCCATCATCATTAGCATGTACAACCGCTGTTTGAGAGGGGCGTAATGCGGTGTAGATGAGGTTTATATTCATAAATTATCAAATCCTTAATGGTAAAAAAATAAGAGCTATAGCGTTATACTATAGCTCTTATGGACATGTGAATAGGTAGGGTGACCTTCCTATATCTCCTAATTGGGAATAATCCCGCCGGTGACGGCTACCCGTTCCGTCCTCTGATTCACAATGTATATTGTAACTATAGTATATACTTCTATTTATTGATTTGTATAGATGGCTTTGGTGTATCTTTTGGCAAAACGTAGTCTGTAAAAACAAGTTTTACTCATTGCCTTTTAACCTATTAATTAAATCTACTACATAATCTATATCATCTTTTGTCATATCCTCGGCAGCGTCGAATAACAAACGCATGTCGGGGTTATTTTTTAGTTTGTTCGCATATTCTGCTACCTCTGGGTCTGTGTAGTAACCTTCGTTAGGGGCTTCTTCTAAAAAATAACTTTTGCCAACGTGAAAATGGTCAGCTAGTTTTTGTATAACTCCCATTCTAGGCATAGCTTTTTCTAATAGCCATTTACCTACCGTTGATTCACTAACTTCTAATATTTTTGAAAGTTCTACTTGGTTAATGTTATTCTCTGCCATTATTTGTGCGAGTCTTTGGCTGAATAGCTTTCTCATTTCTTCTGTTGATAACGGCATAATCTTTCTCCTTAATTATAAAAGTTAACTTTGTACTTATATATTAGAATAAAATTCTAATAAAAGCAATGTTTTTATTAGAAGAATAGAAATAAATTCTTGACACTAGAATTTATTTCTAGTAAAATGAATTCAGAAAGTGAGGTGATAGAAATTGCAAATACAAATTTCGTTAAAAGCCGCACGAGTTAATGCAGAGCTTACATTAATTGAGGCGGCTAAAATTATTGGGATTGGGAAAGATAGATTGTTAAAATGGGAGAAAAACCCTGCTTTAGTTAATCCAATCTATCAAAAAAAGATTTCTGATGCATATAAAATTCCAATTGATTTAATTTTTTTTGGAATTTAACTAGAATTAAATTCTAGTGTTTTTAAAAGTTACGAAACAATAGATGAAAGGAGGAAGGATATGAAAGGCAATAAAAAAGAGCCTTGCGCTAACAAGGCTCTTTCAAGTGAAGATTGGTATACAGGATTAACATTTACAACATTATTTTGGTTTTGCTATTTGGAAGGTATGATGCTAGGTGCGATTGTGAGTATGGTTGGATTAATTTGTGGGAAATGTAATATTCTTCAACGTCCTATTTTGTGGATACCGAACCCGCTAAGGTGGCTAATGTTACGAAAACAAAAATAAGTTGTTTAACTGTAATTGTAAAACCATGAATTTCAATAACCGTATTCATAAGCATAGCGAAGTCAGTTAAATCGGGGTTGGTTGTTACATATGGCTCATCTAGTGGAGCAGTTTGTATGACGTCTTCTAGATCCTCTTTGGGTAACTTTTCTAAAGCCTTCTTTATGGATTTAACTTCTTCAGAAAGTATGCTCTTTCTAATTTGTGCATTCATAGAGATATAAGATTTTTCATAAGTATTCATGAAGTCTTGAAATTCCTGTTGAAATGAATGCATTGGCTCTAGTTGGAGTGCGATACTTTGTGATACATGTATTTGGTTTTGCATAAAGGGGGTCATTGCCGATTGCATAGCGGTTGATATGTCTGAATTTATTATTGACGACATTGCTGTATTAATTAGTGGTAGATGAAATTGTATTTGGTGTAATTTCGATAATTCTCGCATTTGTTTGAATGGGTCTGGGATATAAAAATTTTCTTTATCGTTCATTATAATTACCTCCTTTCTATAACTATTATAGCAAAATGAGGTTGGTCATTTAGGAGCTGATGCGTATGGAAATAAAAAAAGAGATAAACCGAAGTTTATCTCTTTTAAAGTAATGCTCTTACTTGTTAATTTAAGGAGGTTTATCGTGGATTATTATACTTATGTTTTATTAACGCTCGCATTTTTAATATCAACATTTATTAACGTTACTGTAGCCGGTTTCTTAACAATAAAAATGTTTGAGTTTGTAGAAAAGAAAATTTTTGAATTAGATACAGACAGACTTAAAGGCATCACCAAATGGCGTGATTGAGTACATTCCTTTCTTAACTATTACTTTAGAATACTGTTCTGGGTTGTTTTGAACCAAAGAAATTCCTTGTTTAAATTCAATTAGGTTTTCATAAGGTAAATAACAACTTTCATTAGAAATAGACATGACATGGTCTATTTTGGCTAATCCCAATCGATTAAGATTATTAATTGCTATAGAAGTATCAATATCTATTAACTGTGGAATTGTAGGGATGAGAATTAAATCTTGTTTTGTTAGCAAAGAATATGTTGCGTCGGTTTTATCATGTAAACGAATTTCGCCTAGTGGGCCATTTTTAGGAAGAATAGATAATAATAAGGCGTCATGAGGCGAGAGTTGTTTAATAATTTCGACAAAAGAACGATGGATAATTGTTTTTTTTCGTGAATCCATATCAGCAGTTATTAGTCTAGCAAACATTTCCCTAATAGATTCTTCCTCGATATAGAATTTAGACGCCTCTAAAGCTGGTCCAATAATACTTAAGGTCGGTTCACTTTTATATTCATCAGGAATATCGGTATAATGCTTTTCTACTGATTGTTTGAATTCTAAAAAATCTTGTTCATGCTTAATAATCTTTTTCTTAGCCCATAAATTAACTGGTGCTAAAAAAGCATTCCAAATATTAGATAGTGTTTCGCCAGCAGCATTAGCAACAGGAGTTAATGCTTTGTTTGCTGGTTCTGGCAAATTAAGATTGATGTTTAAATCCATAGTAGTCACCTCCTTTCTATATCCATTATAGCAAACGAGGATGTTAGGGAAGTAATACTAATAAACAGATAAAGGAGGTGGAAAAATGAATGAAGTGATGACTGTAAAAGAGGCTTCGAAGCTGTCGGGGCTAACAGAGCAAGCCATTAGATGTGGTTTAAAAGCAGGTAAATTGCCGTTTGGATTTGCTTTTAAATCAGATAATTCTAAATGTTGGTCATACAAAATTATGAAGAAGCGATTTAAGTTGTGGTTAGAGGGGAAGTTGTAAATAATATGAGCAATCTTAGATTTTATAGGCGTGCTGCAGGATTCTTCAAAGGTGAAATGGCTGCGGAACTTCGTATACCTACAGCTATGTATGATTTGATGGAACGAGGCAAGTTATCTATTCCTGCAGAAGACCAAGTAGTTATTACAGGTCTTATATCTGAACGCTTGGGGGAATTTATCGATCCAACTGAAATTTTTTAGGAGGGAAATTATGGTGTTAAAAATAATAGCATTCCTATTGATGATAGGAACAATGGGAGCACTTGAAATAGATAGAATTGAAATGATGCAGGCCATTATCCAATTCATACTAGCTGGTGCGGTATTTATTATTTCAGAACAGGCAGATAGAATTAAAAGTTTAAAAAGGAGATTAGGCCATGACTGAACAGGAAGTATTGTACAACGCTTACCGTGATAGCGGTCAGATTTCCAACGAAGAAGTGGAAAATATGTTAGGTTGGTCGAACGATAAAGTAAGAAATATTAAGGCGAAGCTAAAGCGTAACGGCTTTATCGATTACGACTACGGCAAACCCGTAACAATCCTTAAGGCGTATCGTGAATATGTAGAGCGTCCGGAAACTTTCAAAGCGTCCATCTACAGAGAAATGTTAGAAGTCTACATGGAAGATTTCCGTAGCCAAGATACGTTCAAGGATCGCTTACAGGTGGGTCAAGAAATCCGTATGATATTAAAGGCTATCTAGCTATTTGAGAGGAGGTGAGGCCATTGCGAGACTGTACAACGTGCCAAAATAAAGATTACTGCATTCCTGATGAATGCTTAGGCACAAAAAAAATGCCCTCACGCACGGCAATGCGTAAAGGGCACATAGAAAAATATCCATTTAAAGTATATCACATCGTTAAACCGAAAGGAAATAAAACAATGATCGAGTTAAAAATCACAGTAGATAAAGCCGTTGAATTAGAACAAGAGGTGAAAGACCTATATCAATCCATCGTAGGCGCACCGGTTAAAGACGTAGAACCAGCGAACTGGACAACTTGCGATGTTAAGCCCGATAAGAAGGACGCTCCAAAAGTAGAAGCTCCTGCTCCTAAAGTTGAACCTGTTAAAGAAGAAGCACCTGCTCATAAGGAAGAAGCAGCAGCAACACCTACAGTGGAACCAGCAAAAGCTGGAGAACCTAAAGTGGAAGCACCAAGCCTTGAAGCAACTCGTGAAGCAGTGAAAGACGTAATGGCAAAAGCCGCTGATAAAACGAAAGCAAAAGGCGAATTCAAAGCCTTTTTAGATAGCATCGGAGCGGAAAAGGTAACATCTGCTACCGATGAACAACGCATTCAAATTATGGAATGGGTGAATAGTCGTGGCTAAGAAACACGCCTTACTAGGTGCATCAAGTAGCGCCAGGTGGCTAGTGTGTACCCCTTCAGCAAGGCTAGAAGCGATGTTCCCTGATGAACAATCACCGTATGCTGCGGAAGGAACTGTAGCTCACGGCCTGGCAGAAGCAACCCTCCGGCATAAGCTAGAAGGCAAAAAAGCCCCTAAGCTAGATGACTACTCTACTGAAATGATAGAAGCCGTTAACCGATATGTTGACATCTGCGAAGAAAAGGTGAACGAGGCTTGTGCCCGTTCATCTGATGCGGAAGCCATGATTGAAGCAAGGCTCGACTTTTCTAGGTGGGTACCGGAGGGCTTCGGTACCGGCGATATGGTAATCGTAGCAGACGGCATCCTGGAAGTAATCGACCTGAAGTATGGTAAGGGCGTTCCAGTGAGTGCCATTGAAAATACACAAATGCGACTCTACGCATTAGGTGCTTACGACGTTAACGAGTTCCTGTATGACGTTAAATCGGTCCGTATGACCATCGTTCAGCCTAGACTGGACAGCGTATCTACCGATGAAATGGCACTTGAGGAACTGCTTGATTGGGGCGAAGAAATAAAACCAATCGCGCAACGTGCTTGGGAAGGTATCGGCGAATGTACGCCTTGTGATTACTGTAATTTCTGTAAAGCTCGGCACACCTGTCGAGCATTAGCAGATACTTGCCTTGCTACATTCTACAAGAATGGCGGTAAGCTCAATCAATTACTCACTGACCAAGAAGTGTCCGACATCCTAGCGATGAAAGATTTAATCACGAAATGGATTAAGGGCGTTTACGACTTTGCATACGAGAAAGCATTATCCGGTGAAAAGCAATGGCCGGGCTTCAAATTAGTGGAGGGTACATCAAGACGTACTATCACGGATCCTGAGGCGGCAGCTAAAACGTTACTCGATAATGGCTATAGGGAAGAAGACATCTTCAAGCCTCGAGAACTCGAAGGTATCACTAACTTGCAAAAGGTACTCGGTAAAAAGGGCGTTGCCGAATACTTAGAAGCATATATTGATAAACCGGAAGGCAAGCCTACGTTAGTCCCTGAGTCGGATAAACGACCAGCGATTAATACCGTGGAAACAATGGCAAATGAATTCGAGGATGAGGTGTGATATGCGCGTTGTAACCGTAAAAGCAATTGCCAAAGAGCTTCGTGAGCGAGGGCACTACCTCGACGAGCTCTACCAAATCACTATTGCATATGCCACTAGCTTACACGTTCGATACTGTGCAGTTGACGCTAAATGCAAGGCGATAGAACGCTACTACCAAGAAGAATTAGACACAGACAAATATTCTTGGGAAGAAGATGACGAATGGACTGCTTTAGATGATGAGCGGTCCGATATCGAAGATGAATTAGATAATTTATTTAATACAGTAATAGGGTTCGAATATGATTGTAACCCATTTAAGAAATAAGGAGACCGTAACAATGGCTAAATTAACAACTGGTATCGTAAGACTTTCCTATGCAAACATCGCTCAACCTCGTAAAAACGACGACGGCAAAGCAAAATATAGTTCCCAAATCATTATTGATAAAACAGATAAGAAGACTATCAAGGCTTTTGAAAAAGCAATCGAAGAACTTAAGGCTGATCCAAAAGCAGTAGCTAAGGTAGAGGGTAAAGCTGCTTACTTGAAACTCAACTTACGCGACGGTGATACTGATGAAGCAGTAGCAGACCAACCTGAAACATATGCTGGCAAGTTCTTCATCAATGCGAATAGTGATAAACAACCTATCGTATTCACTCGTGACAAAATCAAGATGGATCAATTCGACATTGAAGAAGAAATTTACTCAGGCGTGTATGCGCAGGTAGCACTTTCTGTATTCGCTTACAACTTCAACGGTAAGAAAGGCGTAGGCTTTGGTCTAAATGGTGTCCGTAAAGTTAAAGATGGTGACCGCCTTGGTGGTGTTCACGTATCTGCTGATGACTTTGGCGACGACGATTTAGGCGATATGGACGATGACGATTTAATCTAAGGAGGCAATTATGGAGCTCAGTATTGATGTGGAAACGTACAGCGACTGTCCGATTAAGTTCGGTACACAGCGATACGTTGATGATGAGACATTTGAAATACTGCTCTTTGCCTATAGCTTTGATGATGAACCAGTCGAAGTAATTGATATGACAAAGAATCCACTACACGAAAGGGTGGTGGACGCTTTGTATAATAAGGAAATTACAAAGACCGCATTCAACGCAGGATTCGAAATGCTTTGTCTAAAAAAGTACTTCCCTGATGTGGATTACACGAACTGGGAATGTACCTCTGTACTAGCGTTATACTGCAGTTTACCTGCAAGCCTTGATAATGTGTCTAAGGCTTTACGATTAGGTGAAGCCAAAGACTCAAGAGGTAAACGGTTAATCCAATTTTTCTCTGTACCACGAAAACCAACTAAGACGAATCCTAAGACACGAAATATGCCTGAGGATGCGCCTGATAAATGGGCGGAGTACATTGAGTACAACCGTCAGGACGTAGTGGTTGAGAAGGCGATTCGTAAACGCCTGCTTTCGTTGAAGCCGCCTGCCATTGAACATGAGTACTGGCTACTCGACCAAGATATCAACTGGCGAGGCGTGAAAGTAGATATGGAACTCGTCGATGCGGCGCTTGCCTGCAACGACGAAATTGTAGAAGAAGCTACCGAGTCATCTAAACTATTAACAGGATTAGAGAATCCTAATAGTACTATGCAACTTAAGGAGTGGCTAACTGCAAGACTAGGATATGATATAGAAACAATGCGAAAAGACGATGTATCAAACCTCTTGGCACAGGATATCCCTTCTGATGTTCGCAAGGTACTACAAAATAGACAGGTACTCGGTAACTCCTCTATTAAAAAATACTTGGCCATGAAAAATGCCGTATGTTCAGATGGTCGCATCCATGGCATGCTTCAGTTTTATGGGGCGATGCGTAGTGGACGATGGGCAGGTCGTGTAGTACAACTACAGAACCTCCCTCGTAACTACTTAGAAGATTTAGACACGGCCAGGGAAGTTCTAAAAAGTAGAGATGTAGAAATGCTAGACCTACTATACGGAAATCCTGGTGATGTGATTAAGCAACTCATTCGTACGGCTCTTGTAGCAGAGGACGGGCACCGATTTATTGTAGCTGACTTTAGTGCTATTGAAGCCCGTGTTATCGCATGGCTAGCTCACGAGCAGTGGCGCCAGGATGTATTCGCTCAAGGCGGAGATATCTATTGCGCTTCAGCATCAAGCATGTTCCACGTACCGGTCGAAAAGCACGGTGTAAATGGCCACTTACGGCAAAAAGGCAAAGTAGCGGAACTGGCACTCGGGTATGGTGGCGGTGTAGGAGCTATGAAAGCGATGGATACTAAAGGAGAAATTCCAGAAAGCGAACTCCCTGGAATCATCGAAGCATGGCGACGAGCCAGCCCACGAATTACGAGATTTTGGAAAGATGCAGATAGCGCAGCCAAAAAAGTTGTTAAGACTGGCGAACCTGTACGAATTAGGCAAGGCAACATTAAATTCTTTAAATCAAAAGGGTTTATGTTTATCGAGTTACCGTCCGGGCGTAGACTTGCCTATGCAAGACCTCGATTAGGGCTTAACCGGTTCGGTAGTGAATCGATTGAATATGATGGAATGGATCAGGTTAAGAATACATGGGGCAGAGTTGAAACCTACGGCGGAAAGCTCGTCGAAAACATTGTACAAGCTGTTGCAAGAGATTGCTTAGCTGCAGCGATGTTACGGCTTTCTAAAGCGGGTTACAAAATTGTAGCCCATATTCACGACGAAGTGGTTATCGAAGCACCTATAGGCGAAGGCAGTTTAGATGAAGTAATCGATATTATGTGTAAGCCCGAGTCCTGGAACGAGGGCCTTATATTAAATGCAGCAGGGTTTGAGAACCCTTACTATATGAAGGATTAGGAGGATAATTCTTATGAAACTTACAAAAAACCAAATTCAACAACAACGCGAAGCTATCGACGGCTTATATGAACTCGTAAAAGAAGCTCCTGCAAGCGAACGCAAAGACTCCGCTATGGCGTATTGCGAAGGCTGTATCGCCGCTTGCGATTTAGGTCTTAAAGTATTAAACGGTAAGAAAACAGAAGATACACCTAAGGCGGATAAAAACCCAACAGTAGAAGAACAGGCTACTGCTGAAGAAAAGCCAAAACGTAAACGCGTGGCTAAGAAAAAAGACGAACCTGTAGAAGAAAAGTTACCGGTTGATGAAACCCCAGTAGTTGATGAAACTCCTGAAGAAGACGATTTAGACGATTTGTTATAGATGAAAGGATAGCGCCTTATGAGGGTATTATTTAGTTTATCAGTTGGCAAGCTGTATGACCTAGTACGGCGCAAGCAAGTGAATTCTTGGTCACCTGCTGTACATTACCACGTGGATTGCGGGCAATCGTTTGCCTGCTTGTGGCCCTCAGTATCTTCCGGTATGGGTAGAATAGTAGACCCTTATATATCAAATGAGTTCTATTGCCCACAATGTGGAGAACTCATTAGTACGAGAGGTGCCGAATGTGATTGTGTAGCTGATGCTTCCGGTACCGCCCATGTTCCACTAGATATAGAACTATCGGTCATTGATCGGGGGAAAATCCTCGATGTTAAATTCAACTATCACACAGTATATGTTGATAACGATACACAATCTATCTACCCTGGGCACAAACCACATCTCGTCGATATATTGCGCTTCGATTTCAAGCAAGGAAAAGTGTTCTTAGTTCAAAAGAAGCGCACTCGCGCCGATATAATATCAGAAATTGAGCCTAATATATCGGTGTTTTACTCAAAATCATTGCCCCTATACTGGCTAGTAGCAACTCCAAATTGCCGGTTATCGCAATATAAAAAGGAGCTGCAGACTTTTGCTAAAGTGCTAAAACAAGCTTACTTCGCTAAGTTATCAAAACGAGTTGGGTATCAAGTTAAACCAATCAGACAAGGGGTACTACTATCGTCCAAATACGGCGCGCTCGATAACTTACTCCATAATCTAGTATGGAAGATGTACGCGCCGGATGCGCCTGCGTTAAATGACACTCTAGTTAGAGACCATGACGCCTACTTCAGACCTTTCGGGGCTAATTTAACAAGTACTTCTGCTATTACTGAGTTAACCAGTACCGGCGTACCGTTTATCAAAGCTCTTATTCAGCTTTATAAAGTACCGGATAAGCGCTGGGTTAGAAAATTACTAACTATCCGTCCTTTCTTCTATATCAAAGTGATCCAAACTGCTAGCAAGGTATTCAAAAGCATGGATTATCAGAAAGCATTTACAGACCTTGTGGCAGAGGAAGGCGGTAAAACTGGGTATATCCAATCCTGGCCAATATGGAATGATGGACAAGCTTTGCTTATTGTTACTGATTTTCTTAAGCTTATGCGTCACCAATACGGTGAACGCCGAGTCCTATTATTCTTAAAAAACGCTGACTCCTACTCGGAAGTAAAAGATACTGCGGATATGTATAATCGGTTATCAAGAGCTAGGAAGAAGGAGATTTGGGCTAGACGTATCCAAATTAAGGATCTGCATGACGAAATTGTGTGTATATCCAAATTTGAAAAAGCAGAAAATGTTCCAGTACAACGCAGCATGCTACATAAAAAATTAATAGACTCCGTTGGTGGTCTAGATTTTACTGTGGTTAAAACAACACACGACATAATTCGACTAGGCGTTCAACTCAATAACTGCGTAGGTACCTATGTAGAAAAAGTTAAAGAGCAAAAATGTGCTATTGTTGGCGTGTTTGAAAACAGTCGTCCAGTAGCGTGTATTGAGGTAAATCCTACGGATACCTCTGAAGCCTTTACAGTAATACACCAGGCTAAGCTTAAAAATAACAGGGGTGTACGCGATAATCACAACATTAATTATGCTGTATGCCAATGGGTTAAAAAGCATAAATTACAAGTACCTAAATATTTAGGGGATATTCATTTTGCGAAGGGAGGAGCGATGTAACATGGATACAAATATCATAATAGCTACGGGCAAAAGTCGCTCCGCCCGTAGCTGGAAATCGCAAAAAATGACTTGGAGTGCTTTGGCTAATAAATTGGCTGAGCCTATTGTAACCAATGAAACGGCTGCTGAATACGCCAAGATGTCTAAAGCTGATCAAGGCCAAAAGAAAGATGTCGGCGGTTTTGTAGGCGGTTATATCCCTAAAAATGGTAGACGTGTAAGAGGCGCTGTGATAGAGCGGTACTTGATTACTCTTGATGCGGATAATCCTAGTGAGGACTTCCTATTAGACCTCGACATGGAACTAGGCGGAATGGAATACGTGCTATACAGTACGCACAGCCACACCCCTGATAATCCTCGATACCGCATCATCATTCCCACCGATAGAGCGATGTCTCCCGATGAGTACCAAGCCGTATCAAGACGAATTGCCGATGATATTGGTATTGAATCTTTCGATTCCTCTACGCACCAGGCTGAGCGCCTTATGTACTGGCCTAGCCATCCTAAAGACGTCGAATACGTATATCAGCATAGTGAAGGCTCACTTGTTTCAGTAGATACCTATTTGAGTACTTACAGAGACTGGCGTGATACGAGCCTTTGGCCAACATCGGAAAAGGAATCACAAATTCGCCTTGATGCGGCCAAGAAGCAGGGTAACCCTTTAGAGAAAAAAGGCCTTATTGGTGCTTTTTGTCGGAGTTACAGTATCACGGAAGCGATAGAAAAGTTCCTTCCCGGAGTGTATGAGCCGACACAAGTTGAGGGCAGATACACATATACGGAAGGTAGCTCAGTAGGTGGTTTAGTAATTTATGATAACGATACCTTCGCTTACTCCAACCATGCAACTGACCCTATCAGCGGTAAGCTCGTTAATGCGTTTGACCTTGTCCGCATTCACTTATTCGGCCCCGAAGATATTGGTGAGGACCCTGCGACTGCAGTTACTAAATTACCAAGTTACAAAGACATGATAGACTTTGTAAACGAAGACGGCGCAGCACCAATCCTGCTCGACAAGGAACGTATGGCAGATATGGAGTTCGAAGATATCACGGACGATGAAGAAGGCCTGCGGGCAAAACTTAAACGTGACCGTAAAGGTAATCCTGAGTCTGACGTATTTAACTGTTTGCTGGTTCTTAAACAAGACCCTGCCTTAAGAGGACGTATATGTCTTGACGAATTTGCGCACCGGTTAGTTGTAACTGACGACCTGCCGTGGCGAGGTAAGGATGCGACCCCTTACTGGACGGATACCGATGATGCGTGTCTTCGTAACTACTTCGCCACAAAATACCTTATAAAGGGTAAAGGCATCATCGATGATGCGCTCCAGGAGGTAACGCAAGATAATAAATTCCATCCTGTACGGGAGTACTTAACCGGTTTAACTTGGGATGGTGAATGTAGAGTTGATACTCTCTTCATCGATTATATCGGTGCTGAAGACACCGATTACATTAGGGCTGTTACTCGTAAATGGATGTGTGGTGCCGTTGCTAGGGTAATGACGCCTGGTGTGAAGTTCGATACGGCTATTGTATTATACGGTGCGCAAGGTTTAGGTAAATCGTTAATCCTAGAGCGGTTAGGCCGTAAATGGTTTAACAACTCACTCGTTGACATCAAAACCAAAGACGCCCTAGAACAAATTCAAGGCTCTTGGATAGTCGAACTCGCCGAACTTGCACCGACCTACAAGAACGATAATGAAATCGTTAAGGCCTTTATCAGCCGTACCTCTGACCGGTTCAGGTCACCCTACGGCAAGCGCACTGAAGATTATCCCCGCCAATGCGTATTTGCGGGGTCTACTAATACGTTATTATTTTTGAAGGACCGTACTGGTAACAGACGATTTTGGCCAATCACAGGTAATGCAGACAGCAAAAGTAAAAATTCGTGGGCTATTACAGACGAGGAAGTGGATCAGCTATGGGCGGAAGCTTTTTATTATTGGTCTGAAGGAGAGCCACTAGATTTAGATGATGAGTTAAAAAAAGAAGCCATTAGGGCGCAATTATCGCATACAGAAGGCGGCGAACTCGTAGGCCTTGTTGAAGAGTACCTCGAAATGCTACTTCCTGAAGATTGGGAGTCTAAAGACATCTACGATCGCAGGGAGTATATTCGGAATTATGGCGATGACGATCATTGTGGTTCAGTGCAGCGGGAGCGGGTGTGTGCCCTCGAGATATGGTGTGAAGTGATGGAGGGGGACAGGAAGAACCTGCAGAACGCAAAGGCACGAGAAATCATTGACATTTTGCAATCTATTAAAGGGTGGAGCCCTTATTCAAAGAGCGTTGGGAAGATGCGTTTTGGGAAAATGTACGGTGTGCAAAGAGCGTTTGTTAGGGATGCGAACACTCTCCAAAATAAGGCTAAAACGATAGCTAAAAATCGTAAATAATCGTGTTGCCGATTTTTGTTGCCGATTAGCTAATTTTTATATATTGATGTTTATCGAAATAATTTTTATGCAACTATATACATCGATATATTTTGATATGGCGAAAATAATCGGCAACGGCAACACGTGTGGCAACAAAATCGGAAACACGAAAAAGATAGATACTATCTGTTTTAAATAATATTTGTTGCCGATGTTTCCTATTATTTACTATTAATTAAAAATAATAAATATATGAATAAGTGATTGTATACGTATACACGTAAAAAACGCAAATACGCGTATATATATATATGAGACAAAAAAACACAACATCGGCAACACAACCCCGATGAAGCCAGATAACATGTGGGCTGAAGCCTGTTGCCGATTATTTATTGAGAACGAGGTGAGAATAATAGAAAAGGATATCGAACGTTGGTTAGGAAATCAACTCAAAAAACGAGGGTGCATATATATGAAATTCGTGTCACCTGGAAATGATGGTGTACCGGACCGGATTGTAGTACTCCCTGGTGGAGGTGTTATCTTCATTGAGTTAAAAGCCACAACGGGCAAGTTAATGGCTAATCAACGAGTTCAGATTTCACGACTGCGTAAACAGGGTGCTTTGGTATTTGTCTTAACTGGAAAGCGGGACGCCGAGCTGTTTGTATATGACATAGAAAGGGTAATTCATGGACTTCCATCCGCACGAGTATCAAAGCATTGCAATACAACGGATCATTGATAATACCCATTACGGATTGTTACTGGATATGGGGCTCGGTAAGACAATATCTACACTTATTGCGATTGAACGGCTTATGTATGATTACTTTGACATAAAAAAAGTATTACTCATCGCACCTAAGAAGGTAGCAGAATCTACATGGGCCCAAGAAACGCAAAAATGGAGCGCTACAAGACATTTAACCGTGGCTAAGGTGTTAGGTTCCGAGAAGGAACGTATACAGGCCTTAGAGAGTGAATCTGACGTTTATGTGATAAATCGTGAAAACGTACAGTGGTTATATGACTATTATTTCGGAAAACCGAAAAAGAGGTTCCCTTTCGATATGTTGGTGATCGATGAAAGTTCTTCTTTTAAGAATCCACAGGCTAAACGATTTAAGGCTATGCGTAAAATGAGACCTCTTTTTAAACGCATTGTTATCTTAACTGGCACACCAGCACCAAATACCTTAATGGATATTTGGGCTCAAATGTATCTCTTAGATGGAGGTGAACGTTTAGGTAGGACGCTTACCGAGTTCCGATGCCGCTACTTTACACCGGATAAAACAAACGGTCACGTAGTATACAGCTACAGGCTATTGCCAAATGCGGATACTGCGATATTTGGTAAGATGCAAGATATCTGTATGAGCTTAAAAGCTAAAGACTATTTAAGTTTTCCTGAACGTAGCGAAAATGTAATCACGGTAGAAATGAGCCCGAAAGAATGGGAACTCTATAAACAGATGGAACGTGAGCACGTGCTTAGTTTAGTCGATGATGACGATGTGAGTGCACTTAATGCAGCAGCACTCGCCGGTAAATTGTTACAACTGGCAAATGGATCCATCTATAACGATGATGGTGAAATCGTAGTCGTCCATAATGAGAAGATTGAACGATTGAAAGAATTGGTAGAAACGAATGAAGGAAAACCGATGTTAGTATTCTATAATTTCAAACATGACCTTCAATCTATTAAAGAAGCGTTCCCGAAAGCCGTCGAATTAAAGACCGACGATGATGTAGCTGAGTGGAACAAGGGCAAGATACAAATGTTACTTGCCCACCCCGCATCAGCAGGATACGGACTGAATCTACAGGCCGGTGGCAATATCATCGTGTGGTACGGATTGACGTGGAGTCTTGAACAATATCAGCAAGCGAATGCTAGACTGCACAGACAGGGGCAGACGGAACCGGTGATTATCCACCACCTAGTAACAAAAGGCACGATGGACGAACAAGTCATGAAAGCATTAGAACGTAAAGAAGCAGGGCAAGATGCCCTCTTAGAAGCTATTAAGTATCGTAAAGAATTGTATAAGGAGTGAGATTATGCAAAAGAAATGTCAGAGTTGTGGTAAGACGTTTACTGCTGGGCAAGGAAATTATAAATACTGTGAATCCTGTAAGGCTAAAATGACACCACCTGCGCCTAAGCAGGGGGTATCTATTACAAAAAATGCAATAGTTGGCCAAAGTGTCGGAGTTATAGCTGATAGGGTCGAGGCGGCAATTACTTCTAAAATGGAAACGGTTGATATGGTTAACCATCCGCCACACTATAAGCTGGCAAACGGAATGGAAAGCATTGATGTAATTCGGGCCATTCTATCTCCCGAGGAATATAAAGGATGGTGCAAGGGTAACGCACTAAAGTATCAATTCCGTGCGGGTAAAAAAGATCCTGCTAAGGAGTCGGAAGACTATAGAAAAGCAGAATTTTTCTTGAGAGAGCTTAGTAATGGAGGCGAAGCATTCTAACAAATATGATAGAGAGCGATAGTTAGTGGATGAGGAATAGAGGAGTGATATATCGACCGTGCCGGATTTAAAGACCCGAGTAAAGAGGTCGAGGACTTACAGAAGGCTATACAGTATATCAAATTTGAAATCGAGTGGTTAACTAAGGAGAATACTCATGAATGTTAAACAATTATTCGGGTTAAAAAAAACGGTCAGTATGTATTAATATCGTATGTGAGTTTAATCGTGATACCGATAGCGCCGAAGTAGAAAGCGAAGTTGACGGCACTAACGTATGTTTGCAAGATTGTATGTTTGCCTTAGCTAGAGGTGTAAATCAAATAGCTAATAAAATTTCAGAGCGAACTAACATGCCAGAACGCACTGTTAGGCGTATGATCATTAAATTTATAGAAGCGGAGTACGAAGATGAGTAAAATTGATTGGACTTGTGCCTTTGTATGGCTAGTGGGCATTCCGTTAATGGGGGCTATCTTCTATGTAGGGATATTTAAGATTTTAAAGTGGATGATAGGAGTGTAAACAGATGAAACTAAATAATGATTTAAAAAGCTATATTGCAGATGTATGTGGATATATCGATTCTTTATTTTCAATACTATTAATAGTTTATTTAATAAAAGCTGCATTTTATGGATTTACAGATAATGATTGGATAGCATTATGGGTAGTAATAGTAGGAGTAGTATTTTGGCCTACTAAAAAATATGTTGAAAAATGGTTAGATGTAGAGAGGGATATATTTGATTAGCGGGGGAAATTCGCGGAAATAAAAAGGAGTGATATATTGACCGCAAAAGAGTATTTATATAAAGTCTTAGATGCAAATTTGGAGCTCAAAAGTAAAGAAGACGAACTAGAAACTTATCGACAGAATTGTTACTCTATTTCGGCTATTGATTATAGTAAAGATAGAGTGACTGGTGGTGCGTCAACGGATACATCTGATAAAATCGCTAAGCTTTTACAGTTAATTCAAGACGTTGACCAGCAATGGGCGGAACTTATTCAATTACGAGCTGAGGCCAATCGGTTGATTAACAATGTAGCGGAATCCAATTTGCGAGTGCTACTTATCCAACGGTATGTATTGGGGAAACCTTGGCAAGAGGTTGGTGAGTTTATGAATGTATCTGAAATTCATGCACGAGGTTACTTAAATGGATTGGCAATTCAGCAATTTGGAAAAGTTAATACAGATTAATACATGAGGTTTATGATATAGTGTACGTGTAGAAACTACGCAATAGTTCCTATTAACCTCTTAAAGCATAAAATACTAATCGCAGAAAAGGCACTCGCTTTGAGTGTCTTTTTTGCTGTTGAAAATTTATAAATATATTGTTGTTCTAATTAGAAAGGCGTATAATAAAAAGACAAAATATATTTATTTAAAATCTGAGACACTAGAATTGGGTGGTGAGCGTAACTATGGAAGCACTAAAGGTTGCAAAATACATTATTACAGAGTCAATGAGGATGGATAAACCTGTTAGTAATCTTAAGTTACAAAAACTTTTGTATTTCGTTCAAGGAGTAACTTTAATAATGACAGGGAAACCAGCATTTGATGATTCCTTGGAAGCATGGAAATATGGACCTGTAGTTCCTAGTGTATATTATAATTTTTCTTCTTATGGTTCAGATCCAATTTTAATGGAGTACATGTCTGATGTGGATTTAGATTCAATTCGAGATCACATAGACTATGTTATTGATACATTTAAAGATACGTCAGCAATATCTTTAGTTAATGAAACCCATAGGAAAGGTTCACCATGGTATTATGCGTACAATCAAGGAGATGGATTTATTAGTAATGATAAAATAAAAGATTATTTCAGTACTGAATATTTGCGGAGGGATGATGCATAACTATAGTAACCTTGATTTTTCTAAGATTCCCGAAGGTAATGAGCAAAGTTATGGTGAAAATAACAAAGAAATAGTTAAATTTATTGAACGATTAATGATTCCTACTGATGAATTTAAAAATAAGTTGGAAGAATGTCTTAGGGAGGTGGCTGATTCTTATCAGAATAATGACCGTCACTCTTATGCAAATATCTTCAATGCCATTATCCGACTTGCAGTTGAGGATAATTCGATTATTACAAAAGATGGCAGTAAATTATCTAATTTAATTGTTAATTTAGACACATTACATGATTATTTTCATGAACGTATTAAATGTGATAGCCAAGATGATAATAATATTAACTTTCTTAAGTCATTTAAAAAACAGTTTTTTAAACTTGAAGACCATATTCGTTTGGAATATGCACGAATTGCATTTTGGGCTCAATATCAAGAAAACGTAAAAACTCAATATAATATGCTTGAAACCAAAATAAGTAAATCTAATAATGATGCCGATAAAATAAACGTGTCACTTCAAGCGGCTAAGACGGAGATTGATTCTTTACGAGGAGGGCAAATAGCAGTTCTTGGTATTTTTATGACGATTCTTCTTACTGTTGTAGCGCAGGTTAATTATAGTGGACATTTAATTGCTATAGCTAAAGAGATAGAGGTAGGAAAAGTTTTATTATTACTATCATTGTTATTTATTTCTGTAGTTAATACGATAGCTTTTTTACTTTACATTGTTAGTAGATTAATTCATAAAAATATTTTAATGTCATGTGATGAAAATGAAAGCTGTTCTTCCTGTAAAAAATGTAATTTTATATCAAAATTACAAAAGAGAATGCCATATGTTTTTTGGACTAATGTACTAGCGTTTATTTCTGTATTTTTAATATGGTTAATATTTTATGCTGAATTAAATAGTTTTATTGCTAGCTTTAGCGTAAAGCACTCACAATAGTGGGTGCTTTTTCTATGCATATAAACTTGATAGAGTGGTTAAAAATTTAATATAAGGCGTAGTCATAACGGCTGCGTCTTTTTTGTTACCCGAAAAGAGGTGGTGTGATTGACAGATGTATATTGTGAAAAACGGATTTGTTTGAATAACGTCCGAGGATGGTGTAAGGCTAAAGGCATTCATATCAATGGCATGTGTCGGTCGTATGCACCTGCTGATACGTTAATTAAAACTAAGACCGCTAGAGTTGAAAAGCGGCGTGGTAAGTATCGTAGCCATGATACTAAGGTTTATAGATAGCGGACTGTGGATAACTTTTTCCATGGGTCCTTCTGCTGTGTATAAATCCAGTGCGGTCGCCGAGACCCCAAAAATTGCCTAGATTTAAAATTTTTATTGCGCTTGTTAGTTTTTGAAAGGAGGTCTATTTTCGGTGAAAATTTCGAAAGATTTAAAACTGCTTACGACGACGCAGACGGAAATGGGCCGAGTCCTTGGAATTACTCAACAGCGGGTAAGTCAACTTGTAAAGGACGATGTTGTAAAAATGTCTCCTACAGGGGCAGTTTTAGTCATCGAATCTTTAAAAAATTTCTACAAATACCAAACAGGTAATTCTTCTGATGCGGATGCAGGAAACGGGACAATCGATTTAAAGGCAGAACAGGCGCGGCATGAGCGTGCAAAACGGGAAATTGCTGAGCTAAAACTAGCTAAGATGGAAGGTGATGTGTACGACGCAAAAGTAGTTGAGATGGTTATGGTAGAAATGTTGTCTAATTTACGGACACAACTTTTAGGAATACCATCGAAGATGGGACCATTGCTAGAAGGTAAGACTAAAGAAGAGATTTATTCCGATTTAACGGAAGAAATCGAATCAAAACTCATGGAACTTAGCGAATATACTCCAGAATTATTCATGGATAACGAATGGGAAGGTGATGCGGATGAAGTCAGCAAGTAAATTGTGGCACATTATCACGCAAACAGGACTTAAGCCCACTCCTAAAACTAGTGTTAGCGAATGGGCCGATGAGTACCGCATGCTATCAAAGGGTATATCTGCAGAACCAGGGCGGTGGAAAACGAGCCGTGCACCATACCAAAAAGAGATGATGGATGCGTTCACACAACAGGGTATCCATAAAGTCGTCGTTAAGTCGGCCAGTCAGATAGGGAAAAGTGACATAATGAATAATGTCATTGGGCGGTATGCGCACCTTGATCCATCGACTATTATGATGATTCAGCCAACAGTTGACCTTGCTCAAGACTATTCAAAGTCCCGTATATCGCCAATGATTACTGATACACCTGTGCTTGGCAAGATATTTAACGCGAATAGCAAGGATACAAGCACTGCTAAAAAGAGAGATGGTAGCAATACGATTCTTTCCAAGTTATTTCCTGGTGGACGACTGATTATGACGGGGGCCAATAGCCCAGCAGGATTGGCTTCTCGTCCTATTCGTGTTTTATTGGCGGACGAAGTTGACCGATTCCCAGATAGTGCAGGAACGGAAGGCGATCCAGTAGACTTGGCGGCTAAGCGAATGACTACATTTTGGAATAATGTTATGGGTTTATTTAGTACCCCAACTAATGAGGGATCTAGTCGGATTGATGTTGAGTATATCGCGGGGACACAGGAGGAATGGCAACATGCTTGTCCTAATTGTGACGAGTATCATTTGCTAAGGCATATTGATATGATTTGCGATTACACGGAACATAAGGATGCAAAAGGCCGTAAGGTTGTAGTTGTGAATGATGTGAAGTGGCGTTGTCCTGACTGCGGTATGGAATTTTCGGAAATCGAGATGCGCCGTAGTCATCAAAAATACATATCGAAAAACCCAGCTGCGTTACAAAATGGTACACGCAGTTTTTTTGTTAATGGGTTTACGTCGCCATGGTTAAAGTGGGAGACGATCATGAGGGAGTGGCTAGAAGCTAAAGGCGACCCTGCCCGTGAAAAAGTAGTCATGAATACACGGTTTGGTGAAAGTTATGCACAAACTGGTGCATTTGAGGACTATCAACAATTTCTTAAGCGAAGAGAGGCCTATGGGGCTGAACTTCCTGATGGTGTTTTACTCCTAACGGCTGCCGTCGATACGCAAGATAACCGGTTAGAGTATGAGATTACCGGATGGGGACAAGGCGAAGAGAGTTGGGGGATTCGTAAAGGTGTAATTCTAGGTAAGCCTGATAATCAAGCAACTTGGGATGAGTTAGACAGTATTCTTGATAGGACTTATCGGTTCTCGAACGGGATTGGGCTGAATATCGTGCGGACTTTCATTGACTCCGGTGGGCATTACACAAGTAATGTGTATGAATATTGCACAAAGAATTTCCGCAAGCAACGATTTGCTATTAAAGGCTACTCCGGTACACCAGGCATTCCACTTAATTACAAAATAGGTAAGGCATCGGGAGCCAATATTCCACTTGTCATGCTTGGGGTTGATGATGGTAAGCAACAAGTAATGAATCGTCTAGCAATTGAGAAAATCGGGGCGAAATACTTCCATTATCCTCTCGATGAGGGTGAAACGGTACTCTCTAACCGCGGATATGATGAAATATATTTCAAAGGTATTATTTCGGAGCACAAAAAGCGGGTTAAAAAGAACGGAATTATCCGTGAAATTTGGGAACCAACGGCGGGGGTTCGTAATGAACCGCTTGATTTACGAGTCTATAACTTAGCCTGTGTGAAGTCGATTAATCCTAATTGGGATCAATTGGAAGACGTCGTACGCAATGGTGGCACTAAAGCGGTCGAGATACGACCTAAAAAAGTAACTAAACATAAGAAATCAACTCGCAGGGCATCTAGTTCTGCGAGTATTTATTAGGAGGATGTATGACGACAACAAGAATGTTGCTAAAGAATAGGCGATTAAAGCTATATGTTGCCGCAGAAGAAGCTATCCTATCCGGTCAAAGTTATACAATCGGGAATCGTACACTCACGAGGGCTAACCTAGCAGAGGTAACGGATATGATTGAAAAGCTATTAGCTGATGGGGCAACACTTGACGAGTATGATACCGGTACTAAAGGCAATCATAGGTCAAAGCGGGTAGTATTTAGGGACTAGGAGGATATGATGGCACGAAAACGACGAGTACAAGCCAAGTCGTGTATGCCGACGGCTAGAAATAGCGGGTACAGCGATGGTGGCGCATCTCAAACGAATAAAAGCCTAAAGGCATGGAATCCGCAAAAATTGTCAGCTAAAACGGATATCGGAGCTAACCTTACTGTGCTTCGTAATCGTTCCGCGGACCAAGCGATTAATACACCAATAGGATCCGCGGCAATTGTGACAAGTAATACGCACACAGTGGGGGCGGGGCTTAAGGTGTTTCCTAAGCCTAACTTTCAATTGCTAGGTATTTCCGCCGATGAAGCGCGGGAGTGGGCACGGAAAGTTAGAACCGAGTTCTCATTGTGGGCAGATTCGAAGGACTGCGACCTATATCGGCGCAACAGTTTCTACGATTTGCAAAGCATTATTTACCAAGGGTATATGACGGATGGCGATATTTTTGCCGTATTTCGTCGTAAGAACCCTCGACAGGACATGCCCTATACATTGCGACTGCAAATTATTGAAGGTACTCGTGTAAGCAACCCTCAAAGCGACAGCATGTATGTGTTGTCCGACCCGTATGGCGTGGAAATGAGGAACACTAAAACAGGTAATCGTATTATCAACGGGGTGGAAATTGATGCGGAAGGGGCTGTGGTCGCCTATTGGATATCCAATCGCGTGCCACAGGACCCTATTTCCTCCGGCGAACTTACTGAGTGGGTACGCGTTAGTGCTTTTGGCGCTAACACCGGGCTGCAAAATGTGTTACAAATCTGCCACGATACGCGCCCAGAGCAGTATCGTGGGGTGCCTTATTTGGCGCCAGTTATTGAAACCCTTAAACAGGTAAGCCGATACACTAATGCCGAATTGACTTCGGCCATTATTAAATCGTTTTTTGCTTTGTTCTTTACAGAATCAGCCAATAACAGCGCAACACTAAACGATATGTTGAATGATAGCGGTGTTGAAGACCCTAACGAACCTGTGGTGGACGTAAGTGAGTATAACCTAGGGCCAGGCACATTGAATGCTTTGCCTAAAGGGGTCGATGTTAAGTCGGTGGACTCTTCTAATAGCCAATCGACATACGACCCATTCGTTACACAGTGCTTACAGCAAGTAGCGGCAGCGCTAAACCAACCATACGAAGTTCTTATGAAGCGATTTACTTCGTCCTACTCTGCATCAAGAGCGGCGCTCTTGCAAGCGTGGGAAGAATACAAACTTCGCCGAGTATGGTTTGCAAGAGACTTTTGCCAGCCGGTCTATGAATCATGGTTGCGGGAAGCCATTGCACTCGGTCGGATTGACGCACCAGGGTTTTATGATGATCCTCTTATCCAAAAAGCATGGATGAACGCGGACTGGTTCGGTCCAACTATGAGTATCCTTGACCCAGTTAAGGATATGAATGGCAGCAACCTTCGCGTGGAAAGCGGGTTGTCGACTCGTGAACGCGAAGCAGCTGAAATGACGGGCACTGACTTAGAGGAAAATATTGCGCAATTGGCCTATGAACAAAAGCTAATTGAACAGTATGGGCTTTCTAAATCGGTGCCTGCTGTGCTAGCTGGCAGGGATAATCCTCCAGTTGGCACAAATCTAGCAGAGGAAGGAGGTGACAAGGACGATGAATAAGAAGTTTTGGTCTTTTTCTAATAGCATTGGGCAAAACGGCACGGAACAGTCTGAACTTATGCTGTATGGGGATATTTCTCAGCGGTCCTGGTGGGGCGATGAGGTAACACCTAAGCAATTTGCGGACGACTTGGCGCGATGTGGAACGAATGATTTGACGGTCCGTATTAATAGCGGCGGCGGGGATGTATTTGCAGCACAATCCATATATAACATGCTGAAAAGCTATGTCGGACAAGTAACGGTCATGATTGACGGTATTTGTGCCAGTGCGGCGACTATTGTGGCTTGCGCTGGGGATAAGGTGGTAATGCCGTCCAACGCCTTATACATGATCCATAATCCTTCTGTATGCCTCCTTGATTCGTATGATGCGGATGAGCTAGAGAAGATTACCAACTACTTGTCTAGTGTTAAGCAGACAATCGTTAATGTATATTTGCAACGCAATGTTAACGTTGCTGAAGACGAACTCAAACAATTCATGGATAACGAAACATGGCTTACAGCGGATGAAGCTAAAAGCTATGGGTTTATCGATGAAATTGGCGGAGATGTCGCAGAACAGGCTGTTATGAATAAAGGCTTGTTAGTCGTTAACAAGGTATCTTGCAAATATGCAGCCAAGAATGCAGCTAAAATTGAACAAGTTATTAATCAAAAGGGGGCAGAACCAATGCCAGAACAAAACGAAAAAACAGTTTTGAACAAAATTGCAGAATTGTTGGGTATCGATACGCAAGCGCCGGTGGCTGTGCCTACTGCTAATGACGCAGTAACGGTAGAACGCGAACGCATTGCAGCACTTGATGCTATGAAAAACGGCAATGAAGCGGTAAATCGTATTATCGAAGTTGCAAAAGCGAATGGGCAATCAGTCAATGATATCAAACCTTTTGTGGATTCTTTGGTAGATATGCCTAAACCACAAAATAAAGCTTTGGAAGCTATTACGCAACTAATTCAAGATAATATTCAATCCGGTGCCCAAGATGTGGGTGCGGTAGCGACTCCACCTGCAGACGATGCAGAAGTCCGACGTAGAAAAGCGTTGGATGAAGTCGTAAACTTTGCAAATTCTATGAGAGGAGCTAACTAATATGGCAATCCGAGAAGTAATTCAGGGCGTGGAATATGATGGTCTTTTGGGCGGTCCTGAATTCCCTACATTGACTAAAAACGTAACGGTACTATCTGGAACTACTTTGAAACGTGGTGCAGTTGTTTCCAAAAATACAGATGGAAAATACATAGCTGTCACTGCTGAACTAGGTCCGGCAGGTATAGTAGCCGATGATGTAGATGCATCTAAAGGCGATACAGTGGGTACTATTTATATTTCAGGTCGATTTAATCGCGAAAACTTGATTGTACCTTCTGAATTTAAAATTGCGGGCAACGAAGATAAGTTCGAAGCCGCTAATTTGTATTTGACTAGCATTCATGCATAGGGGGATTTAACACATGGCTATCGACATGAAAGATACTCTTACACTTATGCAAGCAATGGAGCGCATTAAAACGCCTGCTTCTTTCTTGCTCGACACATTCTTTCCAAATGTTCCGGAACCAGCACTATCTACTAAAATTGCGGTAGAATATCGCAAAAAAGGCCGTAGCTTGGCACCATTTGTATCTCGTGGGGCTAAAGGTGTGAATATGAAACGTGCAGGCTCTACAATTAACATTTACGAGCCACCAATGATGGGCCCTCGTACTATCGTTGACCCAGCTTAATTGAATCAACGTGGTTTTGGCGAGGATATCGTCAGCTCCGTATCTCCAGCGCAACGTGCGGCTAAGATGCAAGCTGAAGACTTGGCTTATTTGCAAAGTACAATTATCAACCGCAAGAACAAAATGGCGGCTGATATTTTAACTACCGGCAAGTGCAACATCGAAGGTTATGCGGATGATGGTACAACTGAATTATTGGATACTATCGAATTTGATTGGGACCAAAAAGTAACACCTTCTGTTACATGGGACAAAGCTGGCGCAACTATTTTTGACGACATTAAAAACTTGTCTGAAACAATTCAAGAAAACTCCGGCATGATTCCTACTGTTATGGTTTGCGGGAAAAATATTGAAAAGTATATTCTCGGCAACGATGAAATTATGAAATGGTTGGCGATTCCTAACGCACAAAACCTTTCTATCATGAACTTCGCACCTCAATATACAAGCCCACAAGTTCGTTATGTAGGTCGCATTATGGGTCTTAATCTTGATGTATACACTTACACAGAAACGTATACGAATGACGAAGGGGAAGCAACTCCATTCATCGGTGCTGATGATGTTGTTCTTGGCGTTCCTGGTCGTGGTCGTCAATTGCATGGCGCAGTTACATTGCTTAATGAGGAAGCTAACGGATATGTAACATATTCCGGTATTTATGTACCTTATTATGCAGGTAATAAATCTACTCAAGAATTGGCATTGACTATGTATAGTCGTTGCGTATTGGCGCCTGAATTCGTGGATGACTGGGGCGTAATTAAAACGAAAGGATAGTCGTATGAAAATCTTAGTTAAAAAAGGATATCTAGCACATCAAGGTCAATTATTCGGGAAAGGTAAAATCGTTGACATTGCAGACAAAGCCATCGCTAAGGCGCTCTTAGCAAATGAGCAATTCGCGGAATACAAAGATCCGGAAGCAGACACTAAAAAAGAGGATAAGGTAGATACTAAATCCGATGACTCTGTGAAAGCGACTACTGAGAATGAAGAGCCTGAAGATGTAGAAGATACTAAAGAAGCAACTCTTCCATCTGCAGATGCTACGAAAGCGGTTAAAAAGAAATGATTTTCAAGAATCAAATTAAATTAGATTTGCCTGTATTCTTGAATCTTGATGAATTTGCAGATATTCATAATTTGAATGGTACTGAATGTAATGCTGTTATCCAAGCGCCGACGGCTCGCGAGTCATTCATGACTAGCGGGTCTCATATCGCTGATGATGGCATTAGCGGCATGTCAGTATTCGTGCATTGTCGTTCCGAAGACTTACCGGAGCTCCCACATCAGGGAAATGTATTTATACTAGACGGCGAACCTTATACCGTTAACCAGTGCATTGAAGAAGATGGGTTAGCTAGTATTGAGTTGCGGGCTGAAACGAGGGGATTTGTATGATTGAACTTGAATTGGATCGTAAGGGTATAGCAGTCGCTGAATCGGCAATGCAAGCTCTTAGTGATGATAATATAGCTAAAATTGTACAACGATCCTCCCGTCGTGCCGCTATAACTGCTAGAAAAGCAGGGACGCAAGCTATTCGGGAAATCTATGCCGTTAAAGGGGCGGGTGTTGTTAAATCCGGAGTATCGTTTAGAAGTTTGACAGACGGGACAGAAATCCGCGTTAAAGGTGACTACCCTTTAGCGGAAAAAATGTACAAAACTAAGGTTAAGAAGTCCGGTATTTTTGTATCCATTAAAAAAGGGACAGAAGCCAAAGTTGAGCGCGGATTTGTGAATCCTAAGTCGGGTTTATTCGTACAACGACAAGGTCAGGACCGTATGCCGTTGAAAGGCGTATACGGTCCAGCACTCCCCCAATTATTTGGCAACGCACGGGTACAGGATGCCATGCAAGAAGAAGGCATGGACATGTATGAAAAACGGTTATGGCATGAGCTTGACAGAGCGCTAGGAGGCAAGTAATGACACCATTAGATGTATCAGAGGGAGTCGCTAAGTATTTAGAGGGCCGATTACGGGCGCTCGAGGAATACAGCGACGTCACCGATAATAGTATTCGCGTGTATAGCGGATTCCTTCCGCGGGTTACTAGCAATGCGGAAAAGCGTAAGCTATGCCCCGCTGTTGTCGTACACCCCTATACCGTGGAGGATGACACGGACAGTATCGTAGGAATTACGGTTCAAGTAACGACCTATGATGAGAGTATGACCGAGGGGCATATATCTTTGTACCACCTCTTGGAAGTGGTGCGTAAGGAACTGTTATCGCAGAATCCCATCGACATGAAGTACCAAATTAAAGACCATAAAGTAACTACCATGATTCCTGATGACCAGCCTTGGCCACAGTGGTGGGGATACTTGGAATTTGAGGTATATATTCCGAAAGTTCGGAGAAACCTTAATGACGTCTTTGCATTTAACAAGTCAATTAAATAAGGAGAACCAATATGCGTTCTGTTGTCTATGTGGGCCCCACATTCAAAGGCAGTCGTCTTAACCAGTTCATGGTCTTTACCGACGGCGCACCTAAGCCTGAATGTGAGGATCCTATTTTTATGCACCTATTTGTGCCCGTGGAAAAGTTGAACGAGGCTATCGAACAGCTTAATACCCAAGGGTCGCAATTAAATGTGTTTTATCGAAATGCGATTAAATCTTACAAAGGAGTGAAGTAAATGGCCTATTATCATGGCGTCAAGACGAGCGAAATAGCAACGTCTGTCATCTCTGCGGTGGAAACTAATGCAGGACTTCCTGTTGTGTTCGGTACGGCTCCGGTCCACTTGACAGAGGACCCTACCGCAGCCGTTAACAAGCCTGTGATTTGTTATTCCTATGAAGAAGCAGTAGCGGCTCTTGGGTATAGCAATGATTGGGAGAAATTCACATTGTGTGAACAAATCTATGCGCAGTTTAAATTGTACGGAGTAGCACCAATTGTATTTGTCAATGTGTTGGATCCTGCGCGGCATAAAAAGTCTTCCACGACTACTGTAACTTTGGAAAAAGGTGTAGGTACTGTGGCGGCACCTGTGCTTTTGAACACACTTAAAGTTACAGACGGTACAGCTACAAGTAAGGTAGGTACTATTATTACTGACTTTACGGCGGCATTTAATGCTGATGAAGAACTCGTTATTACTGTTGTCGAGGGCGGTGTGTTAGCCGACTCCCAAACACTACAACTTACGTATGACGAAGTTGACGCGTCCGGGGTTAAAGCAGCTGATATTATCGGCGGTGTCGACTCGGAAGGTAATGCGACCGGTCTTGAATTGCTCGATGAAGTGTATCACCAATTTAGCATTGTACCTGGTCTAGTGGCAGCACCAGGCTGGACACAAGAGCCAACTGTGGCTTCTGTGATGAAAGCTAAATCGCGTGTTATCAATAATTTATTTAGAGCGACTTCTGTTACAGATATCGATGCTAAAGAAGTTAAAAAGTATACCGATGCTTATATGTGGAAAACCGGAAACGGATATACAGGCGCGGCGCAAATCGTGTGTTGGCCAATGGTTCGCAACGGGGATTACATTTTTCACATGTCTACACATATCATCGGGATTATCGGTCAATGCGATGCCAGCAACAGCGATATCCCTACCTTGTCCCCGTCTAACAAGGACATCAACATTACAGGTTTGTGCTTAGCTGATGGTAAAGAGGTATCCCTTAATAACTCTCAAGCGAACCTATTGAATTCTCAAGGCATTATGACGGCTCTCAATGTGAACGGCTGGAAGTCTTGGGGCAACTACACAGGTGCGTACCCAGGTACAACTGATGTAAAGGATACATTTATTTGCGTTCGCCGATTCTTCGACTGGGACGACCAAACATTCATTCTTACTTATTGGCAAAAAGTTGATATGCCAATCCTACCTCGTAATATCAAGACTGTTCTTGATTCCGAAGGTATTCGATTGAATGGGTTGACATCTCGCGGATTTATTCTTGGTGGGCGGATTGAATTTAAGGAAAGTGAAAATCCTGTTACTGACCTTTTGGCCGGTAAAATTCGTTTCCATAAATACCGTACTCCTCCAATTCCTGCACAGGAAATCGAGTCTATATCTGAGTACGATGTGTCTTATTTTGAACAGTTATTTAAATAGGGGGTCATTATGAGCGTAAATCTAATTCCAGAAGTCTTGAATGACTTCCGTGTATATGATGAGGGCCGTGATAATTGCCACGGTGTTGTATCCATTGAAATTCCGGAAGAAGCGTCTTTGACACAAACAGTCAAAGGGGTGGGGATTGCTGGTGAAGTAGACGCGCCTATTTTAGGTCACTACGGATCTATGGAAACAAAAATTAGCTGGAATTTGCCAACCGAAACAGCCCACAAATGGACTGGCGGGCGCCCAGTTAGTGTCGAAGCTTGCGGAGCTCTCCAATATTGGGATAGTGCTACTAATAGCTATGTGATTAAGCCATCCCGAATTGTTATCCGCGGTCGTGCTAAATCGAAAGAAAACGGCACGTATGAAGCGGGTAATACAGTAGGTGTTACCAATACTATCGAAACAACCTACTTGAAGATTGAAGTGGATGGCAAAATCATCCGCGAAATTGATAAGTATGGTTACAAAGATGTTAATGGTGACGAAGATATGTTATCCGAAGTACGTGCCGCGTTAGGTATTTAATTCCGTAGGAGGAAAAGAACATGAGTGAAGAAATGAACAAAGTAGAAACTGTAGTCGAATCCACTCCAGTAGCTGAAGAGGTTCCTATTGTGGAACCTGTAGCAAAAAAAGCTATCAAATTAAATTTTGACAATGTGACAGGTTATACCTTGATTAGGTGTGAAAAGGCGGCTAAGAAAGAAGACCCTAATATCAGCGTGCCTTCTATCTCCCTCACATACCAAGCCCATGTAGCGGCCGCAGCAGCAGGCGTGAAAGTCGATGATATCTATGCATTGCCTGGTAAAGAATTTACTAAAGTTTGCTTGGATACACAGAATTTTTTGCTCGGTTCCGAAAAATAAAAAACCTTGAGCATTACTTCATCCGGAGTGCTTTGGCCTGTTCAAAGTACTCCAATTCCCCTATGGGTTATTTTCTCCGATACTTGAGCGTTGACGAAAATATGGCTCACATCCAAGAGATAAGAGACGCGATTGATGCGGAGAATAAAGCAATGCAAAAGGCGCATAAGAAACAGGGAGGTCGCTAATGGCAAATAAAGTATTAGAAATGGCCATAGCTATCAAGGGGCAACTTGATGGGAGCTTATCTAGTTCCGTCTCTCAAGCGGTGAGTCAAACAAAAGACTTGACGCGTCAAATTAGTGCGGCTAATAAGGAACTCAAGCAGGTACAAAAAAGCTTTGCTAAAGCGACAGGCTTTGAAAAGGTTAACTTGCAGGCGGATATTCTTAAGCGAGAACAGGAAATTAACGATGTTATCGCTAAACGGTCCGACTTACTAGAGAAAGTCAATGCTAAGCAAGAAGCCTCGTCAAAGTTACAGCGGAGCGCGGGGCGGCTAAAAACCGCGGCAGCGGGTACCGCTATAGCGGCGGCCCCGATTGCGTTAGCGGTTAAGGAAGCTATGAGCTATGAAAGCGTTACGGCCGATGTTCGTAAAACTGTTGATTTCGATACCCCCGAGGGGTTTAATCAGATGAAACAGGATATTATCACCATGTCGCAGCAATTACCAATGTCTGCCGAGGGTATTGCTAAGATCGTAGCAGCGGGCGGCCAAGCAGGTATTGCCGCTAAGGATCTTAAGCAATTTGCCGAGGGTGCGGTTAAAATGGGCATTGCATTTGATATTTCTGCCGATGAGGCGGGGACAATGATGGCGCAGTGGCGCACTGCCTTTGGGATGAATCAAGACCAAGTAACGACATTGGCCGACCAAATCAACTACCTATCAAATACTACATCTGCGGGTAGCGGTCCTATTTCAGATATCGTTACTCGAATTGGGCCATTGGCATCTACGGCTGGATTGTCTGCAGGGCAAGTAGCCGCTTTAGGTGCCTCTATCGCGGGTACTGGCACATCGTCGGAAATCGCGGCTACGGGCATCAAGAACATGATGCTTGCGTTAACGGCAGGAAGCGTAGCGACGAAAGCGCAAGCCGGGGCTTTTGAAAAGCTAGGGCTTAATGCGACCGATATGGCTAACCGAATGCAAACCGATGCGCAAGGCGCGATTATTGATGTCTTGCAACGAATTCGGGAACTTCCGGAAGCAGAACAGTCCGCAACGATGACGAAACTCTTCGGCAAGGAATCAGTAGGTGCAATCGCCCCTCTTTTAACGCAATTAGATGGGTTAAAGGATAACTTTAACAAAGTAGGCGACGCGACACAGTACGCGGGGTCCATGGAGAAAGAGTACCAAGCAAGGTCGGCCACTACAGAAAACCAATTGCAATTGACCAAGAATAATATAACAGCATTGGCTGTTAATCTCGGGTCGGCTTTATTGCCGGCAGTCAATAGCATCTTGAGTACCGTGGCATCAGTAGCTGGCGCTTTTGCTGCATGGGCAGGAGAACATCCTACACTTATCGCAGGTATTGTAGGTGTTACGGCAGCTATAGCGGGATTGGTGGTAACGGCTTTGACGATTAATACGATCGTGGCAGCTGTGCAAAATGTCCGTGCGGCTTATGCACTTATGAAAGTAACACTTGACGCGGTTAAGGTGAGCTAATTGGCAGCTAATGCGGCGGCAATGGCTAATCCATATGTACTCATTGCGGTAGCAGTTATCGCCTTGGTGGCAGCATTAGTGTACTTATGGAATACGAACGAGGGGTTCCGTAGTGCTATCATCGGCGCATGGGAAGCGATTAAATCGGGTATATCGACAGCTATTAGTGCGGTAGTAGCATTTGTTACAGCGGGGTTTAATTTACTCGTGGCAGGTATCAAGGCTTACATTAATTTCTGGTTAAATCTTCCTCAAAATATCGCATTCGCTATTGGCTTTATTTTTGGCGTTATCAGCCAATTACCGAGCCTTATCGGGGCGGCTATTGACGCATCTGTTAATTTTATTATGAATTTACCAACGGCTATAGCAACAGCAGGCAGCGAATTCCTCGAACTCATGAGTGCTTGGCTTAGTAGTGCCTATGCTACGGCAGTATCCATGATTAGTAACCTGGTAACAGGGGTGTATAACTTCTTGCTTAACTTACCGGAATATTGCGCTGAAGCGGGTACTGCTTTTGTGGCTGCAGCGGAACAGTGGGCTAGTGATGCATATAACGCAGTTCTTGAATGGGTCAACCAAATCCCTAGTGCGGTATCTAACGCGATTAGCGGTGCGTGGGAATCCATTAAAGGAGCTTTTAGTGGTGGCTTCAATGTAGGCGTAAGTGTAGCTGGTGGGGCAGAACCTCATGCTAACGGCGGTGTGTTTACTCGACCTCACTTAGGATTAGTCGCCGAAGCAGGCTACCCGGAAGTTATTATCCCAATTAATGGGAGTCAAAATGCTATGAACTTATGGCAAACAGCAGGGCAAATGCTAGGTGTGAACAGTACATTAGCCCCTGTAGTGAGTGGACCTACGGCCCCTAGTATAGCAAGTCCTATGGGCGGATGGTCTGGCGGTGGCGATGTGAATGTTACATTTGCTCCGCAAATTACGGTGCAGGGTAATGCAAGTCAGTCTGATATTGCGGCAGCACTTGACGCTAAAATGAGAGAATTTGAAGCTATGATGCAACGTTATACATCCAATCAACGGAGGTTAAGCTATGACTAACTACATGACCATACAAGGCGATATGTGGGATTATATAGCCTACAAAGTATACGGCAACGAAAAGTACATCAAGTTACTCATGGATGCTAATCAGGAATACCGCGATTATGCGGTATTTCCACAAGGTATTTGGCTAGTATGCCCTGATATTCCAGTAGAAAATGGGCCCACGTATCTTCCGCCATGGAGGCAGTAATGAGTACGTTATCGATGAAAATTAAAAAGGTAGAGGAGTGGAAGAAAAAACTCACTCCCGAAACCAAACTATCTAGGCGAGCTTGGATGGATGTTGGGTATCAGCATTATGGAACGAAAGAGCAAAAGGATATTACCGATGCTGTTGATAAGTTCCTTATATCTGCTACTTACACCGATAACATGTCGGGGACAGTAGATGACCTGTCAATCTCATTAGAGGATAGGGGTAACCTATGGATTAATGACTGGTATCCGAGCCACGGCTCGTTTATCGATATTACGATGAATTCTCTAAACTGGAACACCTTAAGTGACGGGCAAGTGGCCCTTCACGTTGGGAAGTTCCAGCTTGATGAGATTGAGTCGTCGAGCCCGCCTAATACGGTAACGCTAAAAGCGGTAGCCTTGGAAGGTAATTCAAGCCTTCGGGAAACGAAAGTCAATAAGACTTGGGATAAGACTTCTGTTAAAGCGATTGCTACCGATATAGCGATTCGAAATAATATGACACTATACTGGGACTGCGATACAGACCCCTCGATTGATCATTCCGAACAGTCTGCGGAGTCTGATTTAGCATACCTACAAAAGGTCTGCAAAGATGTGGGCTTTGCGGTCAAAGCTAGTGTCGACCAATTATTTGTACTCGATGTGTACAAGTATGATAACCAAAAGGAACAGATTATTATTCGCCGTCCTGGCGGACAGTATAAGGCGCTTACCGAAGAGGAAGCTAAGACAATGCTTGTCGTGCCTAGTCTAATTAGCTATAAGCTGAATAGTAAGACGCGGAACATATATCGTGCTTGCCATGTGCGGCACAAGCAAGGGAAGTCTAAGGAGCTCATAGAAGCGACTTTTGAAGCCCCCGATTTAAAGGATAAGACATACTTATCTGTTCTTGAGGTTGATGAACAATGTGAAACCCAAGCCGAGGCGGAACGCCTGGCCCGTAAGAAATTAAGAGAAGCCAATTCGGAAGCGATGACGGCTTCTTTTTCTATGCCGGGCAATATCATGCTTATGGCAGGCGAGGTTGTCCGCCTCGAAGGCTTTGGCGCTTTTGATGGTAACTACTTGCTAACGAAAGCTACTCATACCTTATCGAGCTCGTATACTACGAGCATTGACCTTAGGAGGTGTTTAATTGGATATTAACCAGCTATTAAGAGCTCTATCGGAAATTATATTCATTGGACAGGTATCGTCCTTAAATGCGTCCGAGGGTATGGCTACAGTAACGCGCTCTGATAGAGATGATAAGGTATCTGCCCCGTTGCATGTTATTAATCGGGGCAGTCAATCGACTAAAGATTATTGGATGCCAGCTATCGATGATCAAGTCCTTTGTATTATGCTTCCAAATAAAAACGGCAACGGGTTCAACGAGGGCTTTATTATTGGTAGCTTTTTTAGTATCGAAGACGCACCCCCAGGGGGCGCAGGTGCAGCGGCGCGAGTGTTAGATACGCCAGGAGATATGACCCTCAATGTAGGCGGTAATTTGATGATTAATGCTAGCGGTGGTGATGTCATCGTTAACGGCATTTCTCTTGTCAATCACGTTCACGGGGGTGTAATCCCAGGTGGTGCTACGACTAGCGTGCCAGAATAGGAGGCTCGATGTATATCGGATACTTGGCGGATATAGTGTTCTATACCGCATTTAACAATGTAATCACGCCTTCCGAGTATTCAAGAACCGGTTCGGGCAGATGGGAAGAACATTCCCTTATGCACACCAAACCTGTTCTTCAATTTACGGGGCCGGGGCTTACCCATTTATCGTTTAAGATTCTCGTGTCTAAGTCGCTAGGGCAGAGCCCCGAATCCATCTTGCGACGACTACGCGATTATCGCGATAACGGGGCCGTAGTACCCTTTATATTGGGTGGCAAACCTGTTAGTCAAAATTACTTCATTATCGAGTCGCTAGAGGAAAACGGGCAGTATTTTGATGCCTATGGCAAGCTTATGTCGGTCGAGATATCTCTCGCGTTACGGGAATACGACGACACGAATAAGGTTGAAGAGCAGTCCCTGCTCAATTCTACTGGTAAAAAATTTAATGCGATTAATTCGATATTGAGGTGGGTGTAGATGGCGACATATGAAATTAACTCTGCATTGACGTACCCAATATCATTGGCGCCAGATACGGAGTTAGCAGAAATTTTGCAGAATGTGCAAACAATTATATCTACTATGAAAGGAACTATCCCTCTTGACCGAGAGTTCGGAATTGACGGACGGGTCATTGACTTGCCTATGCATGTGGCACAGGCCAAGTTATCCAACGAAATATTCCAAGCTATTAAGCACTATGAACCGAGAGTCACGATTGAGGATATCTCTTTCACAGCCACCCTAGAAGGTCGACTTGTTCCGAAAGTGAAGGTGAGTGTATGAAATTATCTGATTTGCCGGATATCGAATTTGTCTCGTCCGATGCAGAAGAGGTCAAAGGTTGGGTATTGGCAAAGTATAAGGAAGTCGTGGGGCGAACACCTGCACAGGGTGACCCTTCACGGCTCTTTTGTTTATTTATGGCTGAGGTATTTATTCGGCTATTGAACGATATCAATTACACCGGTAAGCAGAACTTACTTAAGTATGCACTAGGCGATAACCTGGACCACATCGGCGCGTTAACAAGTGTCGACCGAATCCAAGCAAAATCGGCCACTACAACACTAAAGGCCACATTGTCTGCTAAGCGCAGCCAAGAAACTGTAATTGATGCGGGTACACGGGTAGCATCCGACTCCGGACTGTATTTTACTACTGACGAGGACCTGATTATTCCGGCGGGAGAGCTTATAGGTGTTGTAAAAGCGACTTGCACAGAATCCGGGGCGGAAGGAAATAATTTCTTGCCCGGCGAGATAGCGACCGTTATCGACCCAGTTGCCTATGTAGACTCGATAGCTAATATCACTACGAGTGGCGGCGGCAGTGGGATAGAGGACGACGAAGCATTCCGTGACCGCATCCACGAGGCTCCTGAAAGCTTTAGCGTGGCAGGTCCTGAAGGCGCCTATCGGTTCTTCGCTAAATCGGTCAACGCGTCCATTATCGATGTGGGGATTAATTCACCGGAGCCGGGGGTAGTTGATATCTACCCGCTGCTTGAAAACGGAGAGCTACCAGGGGAAGAAATTCTTACACAAGTTAAGGATTATCTGTCCGACGAGAAACGGAGACCTCTTACAGATAAGCTATCCGTCAAAGCGCCTAAGGCGATTAATTATGAGATTGATGTCACGTATTACATCGATAAAGAAGCGGATACATCGACTGTACAATCTAATGTGACTAAAGCGGTTACCGCTTATGAGCTATGGCAAAAATCAGTTATCGGTCGAGATATTAATCCGTCTAAATTAATTACTTTGGTGATGGAAGTCGCTGGGGTTAAGCGGGTCGTTGTTACCGCTCCTGAATTTACGGTAGTGGATACGGATACGAGCGTAGCAGTTGCTAGCTTTAAATCCGTGAAAATGGCGGGGAGTGAGGACGAGTGATACACGATAAGGATTATCGCATTGCGAATCAGCTTACTCCATCAATTGAAAAGGAGCCAATTATTTCGTTGGCCAAAACTTTTGATGCGTTTATGGTGAATAGAATTGACACCTCAGTACTTCTCTTGTGGGGCGGCATTGATACGGCTAAAGAATCTGTATTGGACCATCTTGCATACCATCTTCATGTCGATGAATATGACACGTCATATCCTATCGACGTGAAGCGCCGAATGGTCGAGCAGTCCATTCCTATTCATAAGCATAAGGGCACGCCTTTTGCAGTTAAAGCTGCTATTGCTACTGTATATGAAAGTGGACAGCTTGAGGAGTGGTTTAGCTATGGTGGCGCCCCGTATCGTTTCCGCGTATCGGGAATTACAGCTCCGCTTACCGGGGTGGCCGATATTAATCGCCTAGTATCCTTAATTAACGCTACTAAGAATAAACGATCGTGGCTAGATTACGTACAGTTCAAACGAGATATTCATGTAACGGAATATGTGGCGGGGGCGGTAGGAGTGGTGAAATATTTAGTCATTAATAGCGACTTATCGACCTCATTATGTGTCGGAATGACTGAATATGCGAGTGCAGCTGTTGCGCAAGCGACGACTATTATAATTAATACAACTTTAAATAATGATATTTGATGCTAAGGAGGCTATATGGCAAACTGGTCAGGCTTTGTCCTTACCGATGTAGGGGCGAAATTACAAGCCAAAATTAATGCGGGTTTAACTACCCTTAAATTTACAAAGTTAGGAATTGGCTCCGGCTCCGGCTCCGGCTCTATTAATGCTTTAACTGCTATGGTAAATAAAGTGCAGGATATTAACATCGGCAGTGTTAAGGCAAACAATAATATCGTAACTATCAATTCTACACTAACAAATAAAGGCCTGGGCTCCGCATATCAAATGCGAGAACTAGGCCTTTTTGCCACTGATCCTGATGTGGGTGAAATTCTATTCGCTTATATGACGGATAACACTCCCGACACAATGCCTGCAGATGGCAGTGCAACAGTTGTTAGTCAGGACATTACATTGAACATTACATTTTCGAATACAGGTAAAGTATCCGCAACGATTGATACAGGCGCTTTTGTTACACATGAGGATTTAAATACACATAACACCTCAAGCAGTGCACACGCTGATATTAGGCAACTATTTAAAAACTATTTGCCACTGACAGGCGGAACATTAACAGGTCGGTTATATGTGAATGACGCCGTTTTTATGGGCACCGAAACAAGCCAATATGGTAACTTTATTGAAAGGTCCAAGGCGGGTACTATGTATCTAGCTAGTGGTAAAAGTGAAAGTAGTAATCTATCGTGGTTTAACGTCGACGGGTATTTTAAATATACTGATACTGCTGAGATGTGTGTGATTAAGAGAGATGAGAACTCTAACATTTTGGCAAGAGCCTTTTTGCTGGACCAGGATAATAAAACCCGATTCCCGAATGAAGTATACGCTAATGAAAAATTGCTCGCGACTAAAGAATATGTTGATGGCAAAAAATGGGGCGCAACAAGCATTACAGACGGAGCTGTAACGCCTAATAAATTAGATAGACCCTATTTACCATTAACAGGTGGCGCTGTAACAGGTAAATTGCATGTAAATGACCTTGTTAGCACTGGGAATGACAGCATGCAGTTTAGTAACTTTATTCAAACGAGTATGGCCGGCAAAGCATATCTTGCAACAGGTAAAGGTGCTTCGGAGAGTTGGTTTAATATCGACGGATATTTCAACAACCCTGAGCAATCCAATATCAGCGCTATCAAGCGGAATGCAGATGGGGATATTATCGCAAGAGCTTTTCTCTTGCACGCCGACAATAAAACGTACTTCCCTAATGAGGTGTATTCAAATGAAAAATTATTGGCAACAAAGGAGTACGTGGATACCAAGGGTACTAATGATTTGAATGCACACAATACATCTAGTAGTGCACATAGTGATATCCGAACTAAAATCACTAATGATATTAATACGCATAACAGCTCAAATAGTGCACATACTGATATCCGCCAAATGTTTAATAACTATTTGCCATTAACAGGTGGCACTGTAACAGGTCGATTGCATGTAAATGACCTTGTTAGTACGGGTAATGATACTATGCAGTTTAGTAACTTTATTCAAACGAGTATGGCCGGCAAAGCATACTTTGCAACAGGGAAAAGTGCGTCTGAAAGTTGGTGCAATTTAGATGCATATTTTAATGATCATAATAATGGGACTATTAGCGCTATTAAGCGAGATTCTAGCGGTAATATCGTAGCAAGAGCATATTTGCTAGATAAAGATAATAAAACTCGGTTCTTTGGTGAGGTGTACTCAAATGGAAAATTGCTAGCCACTAAGGAGTACGTTGATACAAAGGGTATTAATGATTTGAATGCACACAATTCATCAAGCAGTGCGCATAACGATATTCGAAATCAATTTAAATCATATTTACCACTGACAGGCGGAACATTAACAGGTGGATTAAGTATAACCTATGGGAGTGGTAATCCCGTTCACTCAATAAAATCAGGTGGCGGAAGTACTTTTAGAAATCTAGATGTCGGCAGTGCTCAAAATACTACAAAAGTAGCGCTATCGTGCTTAGAACGCCCGATATGGTACAACGACACAGTTGGAGCAAACGATCTAGCACTGCTTAAGGATTTGGATTGGAAAAAATTGTACAGCGTAAATCGTGCTGCCTTTGTTATGCCTACCAGCGGAACAGCCCTATGCGATATCCCTAGTAATTGGAAAGAGTTGCATATTACATGGATTTGGACTAGTGATACGTATACTATTAACAATGTTGTTGGACATAAATCGTATACCGCCAATATCATTAATGGAGCAATAGCAGACCCAATTATATTCGTATTCCCTGATTCCGAAGGGGCTTTGGTGGTTAAAAATAATAAACTGTACGTCATAGATCGGGGCCAGTCTGCTGACGGCGTACCAGTGTTAGTAATGTGGAGGTAATGATGAAAATATTTGTAGATAGCCAAGGTAATTGGCAAGAATATCAAGAATGGCATGATGAAGTGGCAATGGACGAACCGGACAGATTTACAATTGTCGAGGTGGATGGTTTGCCAAGCAATATGATATCTCCTAAATTTATCAATGGCGAATTTGTTGATGCCTATGTTGAAGTATCCGCAGAAGAAATACAAGCCAAAGAAGCGGCACAAGTGGCATCAGAATATGAAGCGAAATTCAAGGCCCTTGATGATGAAATCATTAGGGCAGAAGTTATCGATAAAGATACTGAGTATGCCAATGAGTTACGTCAACAACGCGAGGCACTACAATTAGAATTTATGACAAAACGAGGTAAATTATAATGACAAAACGATGCTTTTTGTGCGGACGACCTATGGAACGTGTGGAAGGTCGGTTGTATGATACGTGTACAAATAAGAAGTGTATCCGTCATCAACCATTACGTGATGTAAGTAGTAGTGATGATAATAAAAAAGAGCATACTGAAGACAGTAATCCGTGATTAGCTAGAATGCACCCAATAAGGGTGTTTTTTTATACTCGAAATGAGGTTGTAAATGGAGTTAATTAATGAAGTCATAACAAAAATACTACTCGGCGTATCCCACGCACATCTTGTTGATATGGGGGTGGTGGTCATATTGACGACTACCCTTGTATTTATCGATGCGTGCCAACGTGTGGCCATTGAGGTATTGCGGTATAACCTCGATAATAGTCGTAAAAACACGGTCATAAATTGTATAACTACATTGTTATGGTACGGTTGGGGGCGGGGCACCTATACAAATGAACATGGTGAAAGTAAACGGTATTTGATGAGTGAACGCTTGCGAGGTGATTTACTCATTAAATTGTGTATCCAATATCCTGCGTGGATGTTCTTATCTGTGATATTTGTATCGTTGCCGGATATACCTATCCCGACTACGGAACTATTTGCAGATCAGGTATTTGCCTTTGTATTCATGGCCATTCCGTTTTTGTCCGAATGTTGGTCGATTTTAGAGAATCTACGAGAAATCGTAGAAGATGACCTCATTGACTTTGGGAAATGGTATAACCGAGCAATTGAATTAATTAAAATTTGGAGAGGCCTATGAATTTTGAAAAAATAAGTATTCGTGAGGTGCTAACCATCATCATATTAGGGACGGTCAATATTATGGCTGTCCTTTTAGGATATAACGAATTGGCCATGAGTATCTCATCTGGATTGGTGGGGTATCTCGGTGGTCGTGAAAGCAATAGAAAGGAGCAAAATAAATGGCATTAGGTGACTTGAGTGCATTATATGAAAGCAATGGAAACCCTGCAACAGTATCAACAGGCGCAGGTGATTTAGGAGGTATCTCCTATGGTGCGTACCAATTAGCGAGTGAAACAGGTTCAGTAGATGCATTCCTTGGTTGGGGACTGAGACAAGGCGGATTTTACACAGATTACGCAAGGGCATTACAGAGTAGTGGTAGGGTAAACAGTAATGCTTTCATCAATCAATGGAAACATATTGGGATTGTTGACCCACAAGGGTTTAAATCCATGCAACATGACTATATCAAGCATGCTTATTATGATGTGGCGGTAGAGCTATTGAAAAATAATATGTTCCACGTAGAAAAGCACAGCGACACGTTAAAAGATGTATTGTGGTCCCGTGCTGTTCAGTACGGTCCTAAATATGGCGTAGATTTATTTATTGAAGCGTTGCAATTCATCCCTGGATATACAGAGGAATGGAACTTATCTTATATTGACCATATCCGCTTTGATTATGATTTAATTGCTGGGATCTATCGTGCTAATTCTACCGATGAATGGATTAGTCCTAGTTTAGCACCAGATGTATATGAAGGTGTATATGACCGTATGCGTAATGAAATGCGAGAGGCATTATGCATGTTAACAACTGAATTAAAAGAAAGGGGCTTATTATGAAAACATTAAAGTACAACGGTAAAACCTATCAATTTACTGAAGATATACAACCAAAATTGGAGGGGATTACTGAGTATATTTTGACAAATACTTACAATGTACGTTGTGAGGTAGTGTTTGAAAACGGCACATTAGTATATATCAATGAACTAGACTAA